GGAATACTGGAAGTAATTTCTTTGAGATTAACGCTTCTGATGACCGCAAGTTGGAAACGGTTAGGACTAGGATAAAGGACATTGCATCAACCAGTAAGATAGGCGATGTCCCATTCAAGATAATTCTCTTGGATGAAATGGATGGCATGACTAAGGATGCACAAAATGCATTGAAGAGAATCATGGAAAGGTATGCTGATAATTGTCGCTTCGTCATAACCTGTAACGACAGGCATCGAATCATCCATCCTCTAATTTCAAGGTGTGCCAACTATCAATTCAAGCGAGTAAGCAACCAAGATATTTTGAACATACTGACGAATGTATTGACATTGGAAGAAGTTGACTACCTCCACCAAGATGACTTAGAAACCTTCATAGAGTCTCTACACGGAGATGTTAGAAGAGGATTGACCGAACTCCAAGCCGCGATTTCAAGTAAGTCAACTCTTCAAAATCAGATAGATAAACAACTATTACCTTACACTGAGTTATTAGAATTAGTTAATGAAAATGAATATACCAATGCTTTAGAAAAGGTGCATAGTTTGTTATACGAATCAGTTGAAATGAAAACTGTATGTGTAGGTTTACACGATACTATTATCAAAACCGACATGAGCCATACGGATAAGTTCAAGTTGCTTAGAGTGATTGGAGAAGCGGAATGGCGAAGTGCTAACATGACTCCGAAGGTACTGGCATCTTGGATGATAGGTCAGATGGTCTGATGGAAGATGGAGTTATACTACTATTATTTTTCATAGGATGGAGATGGATGTATAAATCAATGGATAGAAATAGGAAATGGTGAGATGAAAATATTAGATTTTAATAGAGATGGAAAAGTAGACGCGAAAGATTTCAAACACCTGATGCTCAGGTACGAAATTATATTGGTTGGAGGGTTACTTCTAACCATATTGCCCATGATGAAAATGATGGGTTATGTAGAATTAGATTCCGACACGTTTTGGCTATTGGCAGGAGTTGTCATAACTGCTGAAGCAGTGTTAGAAATTATAAAAGAAACAAGGAAGGAATAAAAATGGATAATGAAATAATGAATGAAATAAGAAAAGCAGCAGAAATACTTGGTATGTCTGAGGAAGCGGCTGTAGAAAAATTTGAGGATATCTGCAAGCAGAATAATCTCAAAGCAGATGAAGAACCTCTTCTCGCAAGAGGGTTGTGGAGACAATACTTCGGTAGTGTCAAAATGGCACAACAGAGAACCCCAACCACTAGTGATGATGGCTTCTTCAAGTCAGCCACTGGTTTCTTCATCTCTTTGGATGATGCTAGAGATATGATGGCAATACAACGTGAAAGAATTGTAGGGGAGTATCATAGAGATTCTAATTCAACATATGAACTTGGTAAGGTTGCAATCTTTACTGCAACAGATAGTATTCATCCTCAACAAACAATAAAGTACGAAGGACGTATGATGAAAGACGGAGAAGAAATTGTCAAGTTAATGGATAAATTGCCTGACAATAATGTTGAATTGGATAATGGAAAGTATCTAGTTCCCATTGATAGCACTGCAGCATATGGAACTTTCAAAAATAAGAACTACGGAAGGCCATTACCAAAGTCGGAGTTTCGTAGAAGCGGTGTGTTTGTAGGTGAAGTGCAAGGAGAGATGGGTAAGTATTACTTCAATTACAAGGGAGCACATTCAGTGGACTTCAACCCTAAGACCTTTGAGTTCGTGCATTTCACATGCATAGTAAATTCAAATGATGATACTAAGATTCATGGTGTGACAGATAAGACAACTGCATCTTTAGTATACAATAATGACATGGGTGCTGATGCTATAGATACAAGTCAAATATCCATCCGAGACACATTGATGGAATTATCAGAAAGCAACTTCTGTCCATTGATTGACTTAGATAGATATCATACTTCTATCACGGATAACCCAAATTGGAATGATAGGTTTGTATTCACTGATGGAAGCGTCACTAGTATTAACATGACTCCCACTGCTAATGGTAGTAGGATTATCACACTTGATGATTTGAATACAGATTTTGACTTCGACAATGAAGGATGGAGTGGAACAACTTGTTGGGTTCCAAAGCATATAGAAGTTGACTTTGGAATAGGTTCCAATGTCATTGTTGTCGGAAGGACTTCTCAGCCAAGAGACACAGATGGAAACATGCAGAACGTATCTATTAACGTGACTGGATTGCATGTATTGAAAGCAAGGGGTGGAAGTCCTGAAACAATAGACTTCGTAGAAGAAGACGATACGGATTGGTTTTTCACATGAGTAATACAAAATTATTCCTACCCAAGAAACCTCGGATGGTTATAACAGGAATGCAATGTCTTTATTGCAAGATGAATCGAGGATATAGTTGGCAATGCAATTGTGTAAATCAAATGGGTGAGGATGTATGACTAAGGGATACTACAAGACATATCGAATCAGTACGTTTGATGGTGATGATGCAGTCATTCATGGTGGCAGTTATGCTATCAAAATAGACCATATTGATTTCATCACATGGAAAAAGAACCATGAGACTGGAGAGTATTGGGTTAAACTACATACCAACTCTAGTAAGGAAATTAGACTGAGAGTAAAATATGATGAGTTAAATGATATTCTACGCACATATGGAAATAAAGTAGTGCATTATGAAGATGGTGATGAAAATGACGGCATGGACAACAAAAGATAAAATTGAAGCAGTAACAACGATAGATAGAGAACAAGGTTCTTTCGCATTAGGAAGAGAAGCATATCTTGCAAAGCGTAAAGCGACACAAGACAGGAACAAGAATTTCTTGTGTTGTGGTATTTGGGGTGCGCCCAAATCAGCCAAATCAGCATTAGCGGCTGATATCCTAACTGAAGAAGATATTGAAAATGGTATGCATGTTTTCGTGTGGGACTATGATAATAGGTTCATTGACGTAAAGAGAAATCATTACGACAATGTAGAGAACCTTGTTGTGTTCAATCCTATAGAGAGACACCCCGATACCCTTGTTGATGTCAAGGCTACCAAACACAATGCAGAGATGCATTACGAAGAAGCAATGACTTATCTAAAGGATGGCAAACTAAAGGCAATCATTATTGATGGTGCTGATAAGTTCCTCACTGATGTATGCGAGACATACATGAGGGTTAAGCACAACTTAGATGCTGATACAGTAATCAAACAATTACCCTATGTATGGGGAGATAGAAATACTCCATATAAGAATTTCTTGCATAAGAAGATATTAGAGATGGAATGCCATAGAATAGTTGTTGCTCATTCAAAGGATAAGTATGTTGATGGAAGCCCTGTTGGTGTAGTATCAAATTGGCATGATTCAACTGAAGACATTTTTACCTCTACAATCAGAATGGAAAGAGAAATCAGAAAAGATAAAACTGAATTTATTGCTCTAATAGAAGCCAGTGCAACTAAGCCTGAATTAATTGGCACACGCCACACAGTCTTAACTATTGCAAAAGGTAAGGTTCATTGGGCAGGACTACCAACACTAAAGAAGTGTGAACTATGAAATTTACAATTGATGCAAAGAAACTATTGGGGTACTTAGAAGACATTTCCCTTAAAGGAAAATACTACAATGGTGCTGTGGCTAAGACTGGTGTATTATCAGAATATGCAGTTCTATCTATGAATGAAGTAGATGCATCTTTAATGATACTCAATGCCAATCAATCTGTTGCTTGTAGAATTAATCATTTTTTTCCACCCAATAATACTAGGACTAGTGGAATGTGTGTAGTAAGTATAGATAACACAGTTAAGCATCTGAAGATATTCAATGGAGAAATAACCTTTGATGTAGGAGACTACATTAAGATAACACAAACTGGTAAGAAGGCTTCTTTGTCCAAGGTTCTAACACATCCTAGTATGGATATGATTCGTAGGATATATGATTACGATATGCTTCAACTAACAGGGGAGTGTTTGTCAGGAGAAGGAAGTGTTGATGGTGTTTCATTTGGTAAAACTGAATATGAGGCTAAGTTATGCACATTAGAAGATGATATAACTGATGCAGCAACTGCTTGTGACGTTCTTGGTATTTCTAAATACAAATTTGAATATGATGGTGATGAGACTTTAATTATCTCTTCTAAGAAATCAGAAGTAGATATGATAGAAGTAACTATTGAATTATTAGAAGGTTCAGGTGAACCCTCTACTGTTGAATTCACAGGGCCATTCAGTAAATTCTTGAACGGTTCTGCTACTATTTACATGAAGGATGAATGTCCTATATTGATAGCATCAGGAAATAGGATGTTGATTAAAGCACCCTATTTAGAAAGGTGAGCGCATGAATCATGAATACAGATTAGGACTCAGGCGATTGTTTAGACTCGGACGAAAGTATGAGCGTTTGACTAATAGCAACTACCATAATGAGGCAAGAAGAATGCAGGAGAGTGCTGAAATTCTGTATGAAATAATTGAGCAAGCATTCATGGATGGAGGGTGAGCATGATAATTAACAAGTTAGATGATGGCATTGGCCTTCGTTGGCGCAATGAAAAGAATGAGAGAGAGGAAAAGACAATTCCATTCAGTGAATTTTCACCATATCTCTTCGTCAAAAAGATGGCTCCTATAGAGCATGTTATGTTATCAGACAAATGGGGAAAATTCAGATTAGAATTATCCTATGAAGAAGGCGACTATTACAATCTTGAAGGAGAAGAATTACTCAAGGTGACATGGAATCCAAGTCATCCAAGATACTCTTACAAATTAAAGAAGTTCTTTGATGAAACATATGAGGCTGACATTCCTCTACACTATAGATA